GCTGCTGCCGGAGCCGGATCGACCGCTGCTGCCGGAGCCGGATCGACCGCTGCTGCCGGTCTTGGAAGAGCCATCAGCCGGGGCGGATGCCCGGGGAGGCCGCGTCTGGGCAGCAGGCAACTGTGGACGGTTCGCCAGATCATAGTCTGCCCTCTTGCCCTCGATGAATCGCTGATAGGCATCCTGCCGGCGCCCCACATCGAATGGGCTAGGATACATCTTCGTGGCATATTCTTCAGCCCCTCGTTGCCACTCCAGCTCCTTCGCCTGTCGGGCGGAATTCCCGGAGATCTGGATCATCTGGGTGACAAGGCCGATGGCTTCCGCCGCCTTGGTGGCCACCTGTTCGATCATCGGTAGGAGGGCCGAGCCAATGGTCGCCCCCAGATCCTCGACCCGGCCCTGGAGCCGGGTGATCGAACCGCCGGTCGTGTTCAGGCTCGCGGTCAGCTGGTCTGCACCGTCGCGCTTGATGTTCTGGAGAGCCTTGAGGACGACATCTCCGGTGATCTTGCCCTCGGCGGCCACATCCCGCAGCTTGCCAGCGTTGATGCCCATGACCTTGGCCACCTCTTGGCCAATGACCGGGGCTTGCTCCATGATCGAGTTGAACTCGTCCCCGCGGAGAGTGCCAGAGCCGAGCGCTTGGGCCAGCTGACGGAAGGCGCCCTCGGATTCGGCCGCGGATGCCCCCGCGTTCCGGGTGGCCGTGTTGAACCCGTCGTAGATGTCGGTGATCTCCGAGAGGGTGAAGCCCAGGGGGCGGAGCCGTCCGTAGGTCTGCGCCAGGCCATCCGCGGCGGACTGCTGCGAGACGCCGAACCGGGCGGCCGACTGCCGGGCGGCCTCCTGGACCAGGTTCAGGTCGTCATATCCCTTGGAGAGGCCCGCCAGGCGAGTCTGCGTCTGTTCGGCCTGGATGCCGAGCCGGGCGACAGCAGTCACTGCAGCACCCACCCCCGCGGCAGCGGCAAGCTGCCCCATGGTGCGCACAAGCCCCGCGACTTTACTATCTGCACTCTGAGCACCCCGGGCCAAACCACCGAAGGCGTCCTGTCCCCCAGCCCGACCAGCATTCTGGTCGATGCCCCGCAGCCGCTGCTCCATCCGCGCCAGCTGGGTATCTGCCTGGCGAGTGCCGAAGACTAGGTCTACTTGGTAGGCGGTGCTCATGCCGACAGTTTAGTTATGGTGCAGGTCAAGCCTGCATCTTGAGTCGGTCCTCTTCGATGCACCGGGCCCGCAGCTGCCAGAGGACGAGCTCGGCCTCAGACATGTCGGCCTGCATCCGCCCCCAGGTCATGCCGAGCTCAGCTGCCAGGTTCAGTTCGAACTGGAGCTGCTTGTCTTTCCGGAACTGGGTGAGGAGGGCTTTGGGGCCGGGTCTTCGCCCTCGTCCAGCGCAGGAGCGGAATAGAGGGCGTTGATCAGGTCGGAGACGTATTCGGCGCTGACGGAACGGCGCAGGAGTGCCAGATCGCCCGGGGCGAACAGCGGCTGGCCGTTGGCGTCCTTCGCCTTGATGATCAGCAGGCCGAGATTGATCTCCAGTTGCTCGTCGCTCTTCGCATTCTCCGCCGCCTGACGCCGCTCGGCCAGCGTCACCGGGGTGGAGTACATGTCGAGGACTGCGCCAGACCGGAAGGTGATCCGGTGGTGCTTGAGGGCCTGGAGATTGGACTCCTGTTTGAGCAGATCGATCGCTCGCATGCCGTCAGATGGCTCCGAAGATGTTGGTAGGCTGGTCGCTGAAACTAAAGTTGACGGTGCCCTGGGTGGGCTCCGAACCGGTGGTCACGCCCAGGGCGAAGCCCAGGATCGATACGGGGCCCTCGATGTACTCGGACCCGCTGACATCGACGGCCCCGGAGGAGTTATAGACAGTGTCGATGAACAGGCGCACCGAGGCACCGTCCTGGTTCTTCCGGAGGCTGTTCCGGAGGAGCCGGCGAGACAGGGACTCCTGGTCGCGGGTGAAGCGGACCACCATCGAGCCAGAGCCGTCGACGTAGCCGGCCTGGCGGGTCATGAACGGCGCATTGACGCCGTTGCCGGTGGTCGGGCCGCACTGGAGGCTCGTGGTCATCACCTCCTCGCGGCTGAGGTTGCAGTTCCAGCCTTGGACCTGGCAGAGGGCCATGTGGGCGGCGAACTCCATCTGGATGTGGTTCGCCGACGGATTGGAGGTGTTTGCAGTTCCGGTGCCGCCATCACCGTTCAGCGTGATGGGCGCACCCCCGGCGGCAGCGGCCACCTTGATGTAGGGGTCGGCGCCATGGGTCTCCTCGACCACGTAATAGGTCGTGCCGGCGGTTAGGGCCGTGTCAAGGTTGGCGGTACCTTTCTCCTCGAAGGTGACGGGGTCGCCCATCAGGTAGTCGTGATCTGCAGGGACCGTGATCTCGGTGCCAGCAGCGAAGTCGGCGAAATCGAGGAGGCAGTGCCGGGTCGCGGCGGGGATGAACGCGGCCGACCCGTCGATCCCCGACAGGAGGGTTTTCGAGCAGGTGACGGGCATCTGGGGCCTATGGGTGATGTCGTCCCAGATTAGAGCGTCTCGTAGAGCGTCGCCGAGAATGCGGCCCCGACGACCACGACGTGGGCCTCCCGCTTGTCTGGCGCTAGGGTCTGCGGGCCCTCCAGGGAGCGGGGTACGACGCGCCACCCCGGGGTCTCCGGAAATGCAGCAGCCAGGCCCTGCCAGGCGTCGAGGATCTTGGCTGCCAAGAGCTCGCCCCCCAGGCTACCTGCCATCTTGGCCACGTAGATGTTGGCCTGCACGACCCCGGTGACATGTGCAGCACTGTCGCCCCCGATGGCGTCGAGGCTGGGCGCGTCGAAGCTCAGGGAGAACCGGACGTAGGGCAGAGCCGGCGGCGTCTCGAAGGTGTTGTCGAAGACCACGGGGGCCGGGTCCACCGCAGCGGCAACGTCGCCCTCCAGGATGGCACGGACGGCAGCGAAGGATGTCATAGGTCGTACTGCTTCTTGATCTGCCCGGCGGCAGCGGCTTGGATCTTCGGCAGCCTAGCCTCCCGGAACGACCGAAACCAGGTGGCGGGCTTGGCTACTACCCGCCCCTCAACAGCGACGGCCTCGGCGTAGGGCAGGCTGTTGGTCAGGTGCACCTCGTCGCCGGCCACCAATCGCAGAGCCTGGGCATCGGTCTGTGGCGCATCGGCACCCTCCGGAGCTACTTCGTTCGAGGCCTTGTCCTTGCTGGCGAACCAACTGGAGCGGAACCGCCCCGTATCGACTGGGCTTACCGCAGCACTACCCAGGTCAGCCTGGGCCTGGACCACGGCCAGGCGCAGCTGGGCTCCCAGGGCCTCGGCGAGATACTTCCGGAGAGCATCTGGGTCATCAAACGTGGGCATGCTGGAACTCGCAGGTGATCTTGCTGGCGATCCGTTCGGCGGCCGTGAAGGTGGGGACCACTTCGGTAACCCGCCAGGTTTCGCCGCCGTACTCGACAAGATCGCCCGTCGTGGGCTCGTGGGGCAGACCACCAGGGCCATGGTGGACCCAGAGCCGGAGCTCTCGCACCTCCTCGGAACCGCTTTTTTCGCTTTTTCTGAGTCCCAGGATTCCAGCGTTGATCGCGTACCCGACGATGTCTCGGGTCAGCAGGCCCGTGGCCGGGTCATAACTCTCGGATTGGGCCCGATTGTAGACGATGGGCGTCGGGAAAGCCTGGTCGATGAGCTCGATGGCGACAGGCAGGAAGGTGGCAGAGACATCCATCAGCTACGCACCCGGTGGAGGACCTTGGATTTGGACGGCAGCCAGCACCCCAGGATCGAGTTGATCCAGGGGAATGCCCGCAGCAGGGGATGGTCGTTGTGGTCGTAACGGGTCTTCCATTCGGATGCCGAGAAGAATGACTGTTGGAGCCCCTCCAGCCCCTGGCTCTTGACGGTCGGACCGGCCTGGCTGCCGGCGGGGACCATGGCGGTCGGGGCCCGGTGGAGAGCCAGGGCCACCTCGGCATTGGCAGTGATCCAGCATTCGGAGAACGGCCGCCGGCAGGCCTCCACTGGGCGATCCCGGATCGGCAGCGTCTGGAGCCACCTGTACGCCTCGGTGAGTGCCACCTCCCGGGCGGCGTCGTCCCCGATGGCAAGCCACAGGGACCGCCGGGCGCCCAGGTTCATATAGGCGTCGGCGTCGGCCAGGTCAACAGGTAGGAGCTCCATGAGTATCTATGGGGAGGGGCCCCCGAAGGGGCCCCGTTGGGAGCAGTATACCCCGGCCTCAGGGGTTGACGGCGAACGGCGAGTTGCAGACCAACTTGACGATCGGAACGAGGCGGGGCTCGGTGTAGACGAGCTCCCAGCTCAGGGGATCGATCAGGTCCGTGTCCTCGGGGTTGTCCGGGGCGCGGCCGGAGTCGTAGGAGATCCCAAGGACCCCCATCGAGCCGTGCCAGTCGGCGGCCAGCACCTCCTGGAAGCTGAGGATGTTCTCCCCATAACGCACCCGGAAGTCACGCTGGATCCCCTGCCGGATGGCGCCGTTGGCCATCAGGTAGACGGGGTACTTGTCCCCATTGGTGGCATCGATGGTCGGCGCCAGCAGGTCGTCGACGATGACGCGGAAGCCGGCCATGTCGGCAACGCGGGCCTGGGTGACCCCGATGCCGCCGCCGCCCCACTTGATTCCGCCCCCGGCCGTGAGGCTGTCGGAGCTGAAAGTCAGCATGCCGACGGATTCGAGGTAGTGGGCCAGGTCGCTGTGCATCGCGGCAATCTGGAGCATGGAGCCCCGTTCGCCGAGACGGGCCTTGCCCCGGAGCATCACGGAGGAGCTCAGGAAGTTGTCCGCGTCGCTCGGGCCGGCACCGGTCCGGCTGATGTCGACCACATGGGTGGCCGCCAGGGGGCCACGGAGGGCGCCCTCCATGGTCGTCAGAGCCCGTCGTGTCTCCAGGCGCTGAGCACCTGCGACGATGTAGGACTCAAGAGCGGCCATCGGGTCGATGCCGGTGATGATCTCGGAGAGCTCGTCGGCACCAGCGGCGAAGCCGCGGTGGACGATGGGGAGCTTCCAGTCACCAGCGTTCAGCTTCTGCGGGGTCAGGTAGCCTTTGCCACTGACGCCCCAGGTGCTGTTGCTCTTGATGGTCTCCGAGGTGGGGATGAACGGGTTGATCAGGGGCAGACTGATCGATACGCCGCGGTTGCGAGCGTCGAGTCGTTCGTCGCGCTGGATGGCACCGGATTGGATCCAGGCAAAGGAGTTGAAAACCTCCTCGCGGATCGCCTGGCCGAACTCAGGACGGTTGGCGAGCTCGCCCAGATCCCCGGCAAACGTGGTACCCCAGTTGGGGGACCCGCTCGAACCGATGGAGACGGGGGTGGGGGTCGTGAAGCCCCCGAAATTGCCCAGGTGGGCGGCTTGAGCCATAGTGGCCTCTCTTGCGGTGGTTTATGTGATGCCGGCGGTGGCCTTGAGCTGGGCAGCGAGCTCCGGGTTCTTCGCCTGGATGGCAAGCTGACCAGTCCGGTTCCAACCGGCTTTGGTCCAGGGGTTACTGGCGTCCTCTGCTTCGCTCCCGCCGCCACCGGCGGCGGGGGTTGCAACCGGGGTGCTCATGCCCCGCCCACCACTGGGGGCGAAGTGATGCTCGTACCCGGACTGAGGTGCTTTGAGACTGGCCACGTATTGGGTCAGGTCGCGCTCGACTCCCCCCTGCAGGAAGACGAGGCCGGCATCTGTCTTGCGGATGCCGTCACCAAGAATGGTGAACAGCTGCTCCGGGGAGACGACGCCCGCATTGTGGAAGACGGTGAGCGCTGCCGACTTGAGCCGTTCGCGCTGTTGACCTTCCTTCTCGGTCTGTACCTCGGCCTGGAGATTGGCCAGCTTGGTCTCCAGGTCCGCGACTGTCGCTTTGGCCTGCTCCCACAGGGCCTTGTACTGCTGCTGATCTTCCAGCTTCGCCTGGCCCTGTTCCCGGATCTCGCGCTCCAGGTCGGTCAGACGTTGATTTAGCTGGGTGTTGGTCTCACCCAGACGCTGCTTATCCTGTTTGACCAGGTCGAGCTTCGCCAGGGCGGCAGCCAGTTGTTGAGCCAGATCCCCGTCCGGCGCCGCGGGCGCAGGGGCTTGAGGTTCAGGCGTCGTCGGTGCCGCCACTGGCGGAACCGGATTCGGGGCTGTCATTCGGGAGCGGTTTCGCTGACGGCATCATCGTAGCGCCCTTGGCTTTGCTGGCCGCCTTGGTCTTGCGCATCCTGGTGGGGGGCGTCTCGGGCGCCGGTTCATTGGGGTCAACGCAGCGGCCGATGTCGGGGCCCCAGGGACCAGGTACCCAGATCTGGTTCGTCGCCATGCGGCACCACTACGGTTTCAGGCCCAACATACCACAGATGCCCTGGAGGGCCTTGCAGGCGGAGCCCCAGTCCGCGGTTCGCATGGCCCCGGCGTAGATGGCCTCCCAACGAGCGAGGGTGGCGGCCATCTCTTCGGACCGGTCTACGGCATCCAGGCCGGTGGCAAGCTTGGCCTTGGCCTCGCGGATCCGCTTGAATGCCTCCGGGGCGCTGATTCCGAACTCGTCCAGACACACCGTCATCAGGTGTGCAGTGACCGAACACTCGCCGCCGACCCGGAGGAGCTCTACCAGGTGCTCTACCTGCTCTTTCCTGGATAGAGATACCTGTGCCATGGACGGAGTGTAGCCGGGGAGGCCCGGGAATGGGCCTCTCGTTTGGCTACGCGGCCCAGAGTACCCCAGGCCCAGGACAGGCCTATCCGGGGGGCAGCTGGAGCAGTCCCCACAGCAGTGTGCGCCTGGTGTGGGGGCGGGTCTCGGCGAGCTCGGCTCTGATGGCCCGGGCCCAGAGCTTGCGGATTTCGCCAGGCTCAAGCACGTACCCCCTGAGCTTCAGTGCTCTCTCGACATCGGCGAGCGACGCCGGCAGTTCTTCGGCTTCCAGGAACCGCAGGGCACACCGGAGACCCGCAAAGGCGAGCTCCGGCTGGGCGACCTGGGTAGGTGTGGGTAGAAAGTCGTCGAGAATCATGACTTGTTACGACGCTCAAGTACCAGCATGTCTTCGGCCCAGACGATCGCATCGGCCAGGTCCTCTTTCGAGATCTCCCACCCCTGCCGGTCGAGGCACACCCTGGTGGCGGCCAACATGCGGTCGTATTGGTGGGTGCTTGGCAGCCGATCGCACAGGTACCGAAGATCCGAACCGCGCATGGCCCCAAAGAGCATCTGCGCGACTTCACTGAGCCTCGGGGAGTTCTCTCCTTCCCACTGGGGTATATCCAGAGACAACATGGGGCTTGTATTGCGGGTGGGCATTCCCAGTATAGCACAACAGCCGATTATCCCGGTGTATGGGCAGACATTGTCCACGGGGGACCGGGGGACTGGGGGTCCCCCTCCTGCACACCCTTTTCCCGGAGCTTCCTTTCTTGTATCATGTTGTTACCGTCATGGCCCTTTTTTTTTCCTCCCTCCCCCCCCAGGGGGGACATAGTACCACAACAAGCTGAATCTGCCGGTCCTGATTGGCGATTGGGGTGTAGTACCCCCACGAACAGGAAGGGGGGACCTGGCCCGTCGGGTACCCCGAGCCAGTACCCCCCTACTGTCGTGCCTGTGTCACCCCCCTGGTCAGTCGGCTGGAGAATCCGGCAAAAGCCACACGTCGAGCCTCTGGCCGAGGCCCTCTACGGTCTTCTTTTGCTTCTCGCAGCCAGCCACCTGCAGGATGGCAGCAATACGCTCATAATCGGTCTGTTTCCACCGGTCTTTGGGCATCTTGATGACGTGCTCCAGTAGCCAAGTGACCTTGGTGCAATATTGGCGGTCGGTGGTCATCTTGACGGCCATGCAGCCCATCGATCCGCGTTGGAACAGTGCCTCGATGACTTCCCCCTGCCAGGGGTCCTCCTTCGCCCTCTGCCGATTGGAGGCGCTGTTTACCAGCAGTTCTTCCTCGTCCAGGAACCAGGTAGCGCCGGCCTTGTAGTCGCGAACGGCGCTCGCCCAGATCTGGTCTCGCAGCTGCTCGATCAGGGGACTATCAATCCGGCGGTTGACCTGGATGACGGCATACCGCCGGTTGCCAGTCGGGTCTGTGAAGAGGCCATCCGCTCTGTTGGTCGTCCCACAGAGCACGAAGCTCCGAGGCTTGTTCTCGTGGTCCGCTGCGTAGGGCCTGCGGATGACATCCTCTTTCCTGTCGATGAGCGCCTTGAGCTCGGCGCTGCTGTGCTTGGACAAGCCACCATCGAGCTCGCCCCACTCGACGATCCAGTGACGGTGCATGGCGATCAGGTCGTCTGTATCTGACCGGCTGCGCTGGAATCCGCCCAAGAACCATTCGTCCGAGGCCAGAGTGTTAAAAAACCGGGTCTTGTGCAGCTGCTGTCCTCCAGCCAACACCAGGACGATTCCGAAGGGACACCCGGGCTGGAACACCCGGGCCACGGCAAAGATCAACCACTTCCGGAGGACGCTGGAATCGAACGCGCTGTGCCCGGGGCCCAGGAGCGCATTCGCCAGGTCGGCCCAGGCCGCGTCGGGCAGGGGCGTCGTGCGGCTGCTGAGATACTCCCGGACCGGGTGGCGGGTATCGGCAATCGCAGCCTGCAGGATTGCCGTCTTGGCATTCTCCTTGGTGACTTTGTAGCCGAGACCTTCGAGCCGGCTGTAGGCGATCTGGAGCTCCAGCGGATCGAGGGGTTTGTCCCCGTGCATCACGCCGCCAGACATCTCGTTGCGCCAGAGGATCCCCCGGAGCCCCACCTGCATCAACAGGGCCAGGTCATAGGTGGAGATCTGCGAGGCCTTGGGGGCGCCCTCCTTGGTCGTCCCCTGCCAGCCCTGGGGCAGGGGCGCCCACGGGCCGTGCTCATTGCCGGCGCCGGGGGTGGCCTCCGCCACCTGGAGCATCGCGGCCACGGCGGGCACGTCGCGGGCCTGTGGTGCGGGCCGCTTCGGCGGGGTCCAGCCGTGCTGCATCGCGCTCCACCAGAAGGTGCCGGCGCTGATCTTCTTGCCGCCCGATCGGGCCACCTGGGCGCAGTCCCAGCCCTCGGGGCTGTGGGTCTGCATCATCGAGACGGCCTGATCGACAGTGCCACCGGCCTCCTCGACCGCCTTCACCAGGCCCCAGAGGATGTTCCGGTACTCGGCGTAGGTGCCACTCCCTGCCCCGGGGCGGGGCGGGATCTTGTCCAGGGCGGCCCGGATGTCGTCCATCGAACGAGAGGCCTCCCCGGGGGCCACGGGAGGGGCAACCGGCGCCACCACCACAGGCGGCAGCAGCGCCCGCATCTGCCCGGGGTCGTAGAGCTCCCCGGTCACGTCGATGATCCGGGCCATCCCCCCGGTCTTCTGGTGGGGGCAGCCGGCCAACCGCATCACCCGGGAGGGGTTCCGGTTCGTCGTGTCGAAGCCAGCCAGGGCGATCAGGCGGGCCTGGAGCTCCGTCCATGTCGCCACATCCACGGGGCTGTGGAATACCCAGTAGTGGTGGATCGACTTGCCTCCGGTCGTCAGCTGGAAGCTCGGCTGCGGCAGGCCGCAAGCCTCCCAGGCGCCGATCTGCCAGTCCAGATCCCCGTCATCCCACTCGCCAAAGATCGCATTCAGGCTGTGGATCTCGCTGTCGCTGTCGCCGCCGTCACCAACCACCAGGTAACTGTTGAACCCCTGGGTGACGGCATCCTGGATGGCCGACCCGGTGAGCGGCACGGTGCGGGCCGGGATCTTGTCCTTGCGCTCGGGCCAGATCGCCCGATACCTCGTGTTGGCCGGGTCCTTCCGCAGTAGCTGGAGGTGCAGGAGCACCTGCTCCCGGTCGTAGGCTGGAGCGGTTATAGTCATGTGCTAAACTCGGAGAGGTTGAATGAGTGGGTACTGCCCGCCTCGGAGACAAACCGAGACGCGCAGATTTGAGGTCCCCCGGGAGCAATCCCGGGGGACCTCTAACTGTACGGGGCCGATCACTCGATCAGTCGATCTCAAGATGATCCAGAGCCACCTCCAGAAGGTGGAGGATCTCAGCCGAACGGGTCCGGCGGTCCTGGTCCTTCGCCCGGTCCAGCCGCTCGACGAGGGCCTCGGGGACGTAGAGCAGGACGGGCCTGAGCCCGGGTTTCCGGGAGCGGGTCTTGCGAGGGGCGGCCTCGGCGAGAGCGGTGGGGGACATA